TTACGGCGCCAGGACCGTGAATTTCACGGTGTCGATTTGCGTGCTGGATCCGGGCGAATATCCGGCTTCGATAATCTCTCCCACGGCGTCGCCGGCGAAGCCGAGAGTGGCGACATCACCGAATTTGAGTTCCGAGTGGTCGAGGTAGGTCTCGAACTCATGGAGCCATGGCCGGACGGCGTAGCGGAGCAGGTAGAATGCGCGCACGTCATCGGCCATGGCCTGGGTGGTGATGAAGTCGCAGAGGAAGAGCTCCGGCCGCTCCCTCTCGCCGTAGTTGGCGATGCTGGTTGCGTCGGAGGCTTGCGACATGCCGCGATAGGCGTCGTCTCCCCGTGCCTTGGACCAGTCACGGTCAAAGAGGAGGCTGATCTTGTTGATGATGTCATCGAAAGGCGCCTTGCGGCGGCGGTGGATCCGGCGGCCGTCGTTGGTTATCCGGCAGGCCGGGATGGTTTTGACGGGCGTGAGGGTATCGGGGCGGACGATGAGCTTTGCCGTGCCGAGCTCCATCCGGAACCAGGCCCGACACTGGAAGGCAATTGTGGTCAGCCAGTCGAGGGCGGTGCGGTACTCGGTAATGGCGCCGTTGATGGCATAGGATGCCGGGAAAGTGCCCACCTGCTGGAATGAGGTGACGCCGCAGTAGGTGGAGAGAATGTTTGACACGACGGCGCCAGGGGTGGTGATGTTGCGCACCACGTCGCAGAGGACAGTGTCGCCCACGAGGGTGTTGGCTACGGAGTTGCCGGAGAGGGTGACAGTGCCGGAGAGGGTGACGGTGCCCGACTTGCTGACAGTGCCCAACTTGCTGACAGTGCCTGATTTGCTTGCCCCCCCCGATTTCGAGACTGTCCCCGATTTTGCGGCTACGCCAATCTTCGTCGCTCCGCCCATCTTGGCAACCCCAGTTGCAGGGGACATATTCAGGGCATTGTTGCTTTGCACCTCAAAATACACCTCCCATATAGCAGCGTTTGCGTTGCTGCTGTTGTTTAGGATCTCAACATACGTGTTTGCCGCATTTATATGGGACCATGACGACAGAGGCACCCACGATCCGTATGAGGTGCCCTTTGAATTCCCACCGACACTTAGGCCCCACATATAGGCGCTACTGCCATTGACATACATGTATGCGACGCCAACTCCACTATTGGTAGGGTCTCCTGACACCACTACCAGCCTGATCTGGACTGGCGTCTCGGCCCTGCTAAAGGATGAGGTCCGCCACAGTTTTGCCCGAGCAGGGAATACTCCGGCCACTGCATTGGTGTTCGGGTCAGAGTCTACTGCATATGATGGGCTCACTGGCCACGATCCCTGCAGCACAGACGATGCGTTGAGATACAGGGTATCGGTATAGGACGTTGTTGCGTTGTGTCCATGGTTGCCCTGAGATACGCTGATGGTGTCGCTGACATTGATGGTGTCAGAAACAGTAATGCCGTCGACGATCCCTATGGTGTCGCTGATAGCAATTTGGTCATCGATCGAAATCCCGTCCACAACCGAAATGGCATCGTTCAGCGCCAGGCCTGAGCTTACCAGCAAACTTACGGCCTGGGACACGGTAATGAGCCCGGGGATAGTCACTACAGCCTTGCCGGGGTACGACACATGGGCATTGCCGGGCTGTCCGGTGTAGCGGGCACAGACTGCTGTGATGTCGATTTCGGTGTCACCCAGGCGGCCATAAACCTTGCCCACAGCGTCAACGGGAGCATCAGACACCAGATAGGCAAACTCGATCTTGCATTCCCACACGGCGGCCCCTTTTTGGTGGGGCGTAGCGATGGTGGCATTGTAACCGCGGGTCACGGTCACGGTGTCGCCAGTGATCGCACCGATCAACATCTGCTCGTCGTCGGCCTGAATCACCATGCCTGGGACCAGATAGGTGGTGTCGGACAGGGCAAAGCTGGTCGTAACGGCGTTGATAGCAACCGGCAGGCTGGTCTGTGCCCCGGCGTCCACCGCCAGGCTAGGAAGGCGCCGCACGGTGCCGTAGGGGATCGGGATCACCTTGCCCACGTCATCGGGGTCCGCAGAGGGATATAGAGAGCGGTCAACCTTGGTGCCGATGTACTTGCGGAGCCGGACCGTCTCATCCTCAATCACCAACGACACAGCGGTGCTGTCGGGTATTTCGACATCCCGCACGTAGCCACGGAATTTCATTTCTGGCGGACTGGCGGCGGCATTCTGCCCCCGGAACCAGAGATACAGCTCCACCGGGCTCTTTTCCAGGGGGTAGCCAGTGGCTAGTGTCTCAATGTTCGGCGACGCGGCAGGATCAACCAGGCAGGTCAGGGAGAAATCAGCCACGCGGAACTCATCCAAGCTGTTACTGATACCCTCCTGGACGCGGCCCCATTCCGCCACCCAGGGCGCAGTGGTGACCCCCCCCTGCCAGACGGGTACTGTAATAGTCATGTCGCTGAGCCAATAGTCCACCCCTGCCACCGTGAGCCGCAGTATCCAGACCGGAGCGGCGCCGGCGGGGGCGTCCTTGCCGAGGTCCGCAATGGGGGCGGACCAGGCGGAATCCTCCTCAAAGGGAATTTCCACACGGTAGGAATCTGGCCCGGTCTGCCGGTAACTGATCTCGCCTGCCAGTCGAACGGTGCGAAAGATGCCCTCGTGGTCGTGCCAGGTGAAGGGGGTCTTCCCGCCGCGCACGGTGTCCGCCGCGAACGACAGGAGCGCGGAGAGGTTCGCCCCGCTCTCCCGGGGGAAAACGAGCCGCCTGGAAATCCGGACGATGGCGCCCTTGTCGTACACGTATTGGGTACCGACCGAATCACGCCCCTCAACCTGGTAGAGCTCCGGAGTCTCGCCCCCTTCGCGCAGCGGCGGCGTGGCAAACTGGATGATGGCGGCGCCGGAAACGAATGCGTTAATCATTGCACCCTCAACTGTAATTTGACTTCGTAGGAATCATGTGCCCGCTCTCGATACTCCGGGAGCTTGGGCGTGGAGAACCGGACTGAAGCATGCACGCCGGAAAGATCAACGTACGTGAATGCCACGGCCATGCCCCGGGCGGTGTCCCGCCACCAGACGAGGAGACGGTCCAAGTCAAACCGGGACATGTTGCTCCACTCCAGATCCACCAACGAATCATTAACCAGGTAGTCAGGGACAATCCGCTCCGCGCCAGCGGTTTCGAGGCGGGGCTGGATAAACCTGATGGACCGCCCCGGCCGCCGAGGCGAACGGCTGAAATAGAGCGCGCCCGTAGCCCCGGACAGGAACGCCACGGGGCTACCGACCAGGCCGATATAATCATCGACTACATAATCGAGCTGATTCTGGACGTATCCGGTATCAGCCATGTCTCTGATGGCAGGCTACGATAATGATGCCGTCGCCGGGGCCGTCCACATGGGCGAGGTCGGTGTTGAGCTCCACGGCCAGGGCAGAGAGGGTGGCAACGATCTCCTTCCGGTCCTGGCACGCATCCTTGTCCGGGCAGGCCGGGCAGCGGTTCATATCAACGGTCCACATAAGTCCTCCTTATCGGTTGCCCATCTTGCGACGGGCGAATTCTTCTAGCTTTGGCCATACTGCCCGGGCGAGATCGTCGGCCGACGCGGCATCGGCCCTGACGACATTCGGCAGGGTGATATTGATACCCCCTTGCAGGGTGAGGCTGAGCCCGCCGGACCTTTCACGACTGGCTTCGGTGCGGGTGCTGACCTGTTCCCCCTGATGGAGCTGATACAGCCCCGTGCGTGGCACGTAGCTGGTACCCACGGCATAGGAACCCAGGGCGGCTGGACTGTCGGCATAGACGTTACGGTAGACAGCAGTGATGGTGACGGTCTTGTCCTGGATGCTGTCGAGGGCGCTCTTCGCCTGGGCAATAACCGGACTCGCCTCGTCTTTCATGCTGAGACTGAACGTCCGCGTCAGGGCGGCAATACGGGCGTCCAGTTCCGCAAGTCGCTGCTGGTACTCCGATATCATACCGTCAGCGGCGGTCATGGCCTGTTGCAGAGAGGCGACGGCCGCTCCTGCCCGGCCGATCTGCGCCGCCTTTTCCGCCTCCATCTCGCTGCCGATTGCCTTGATTTTCGTTAGGGCAAAGGCCGAGGCCTCGGCCTGACTGATGAATATCTGATCGCCATCCTTGACCTCGCTGGTCAGATTGGCCCATGCCTGCTGCACCCCCTGCAGCATCCGGATTTTCTCGTCAGCCCCGAGACCCTGGGCAATGCGCTGTTTCTCCTCCAGCCGCTGCACCTGGGCGTAATACTGCTCCATGGGGCTCATCATCTTTTGCTGTACCTGGGCGACCAGATCGCCCGTGGTCAGGCGGATACTGAAGAGCTCATCCTGAGCCTTCTTCATTTCACCCATGGCCGACGCGTGCATGGCCCGGAGGTTGTCCAGGTACTGGCTCCATGCCTGCAAACGGGCGTCAGTGGCTGCTTTTTCGGTGGTGGCGATGGTGATGTTCTGCTGTGCAATTGCCATCTGCTCCGCCCCAACCCGGAAGAGCGCCTGACCAATTTGGCGCTGGGCATCAAGCTGGACAGAGTAGACCTGATCAATAACGGCAAGGTAGCGCTCGAGGGGAGCGGAGAGGTCACGGGCGAGCCGGCCATTTTCCTTCAGGAGGTCGGCCTGGCGCTTGAGGTCCTCGCTGTAGCCGGAGGCGGCGGCCTTGAGTTGCAGGGCGCCGAGCTTGTCAACTTCCTTGGAGTAGGTGGCGATGTCGGTGGCGATGTCGGTGGCGGCGTCGCTGGTAGTGGCAGCCATTTTCTGCATGGCACCGGCGAAGGCGGTGATTCTGCCGGTGAGAATGTCGGCAACAGCCCCCAGGTCGCCAAGGCCCTTGTCCTTCAGGTCCTTGGCGGCGGCGAAGGCGGCCTCCGCATTCAGGCGCCATTCGTCCATGGCGGCCTTGCGGCCGAGCATCCAGTTTACTCCTTCGATCACCTTGAAGATCGCGCCGGAGAGATAGAGGGTAGCGGCCGCAGTCAGGTTGACGACCCCATACACGGCGGTCAGGGCCGCCAGAAGCCCACGCCCCACCGTCTCCCGCAGATTCTTCACGCGGGCCTCGAAGCGCTGCATCTTCTCTGCGGCGGTTTCTGCAGTGACCCCGACCCGCTTGATGATCTCGTCGCCGGCGGCCAGGGTGGCGTTCATGAACGCCTGCTTCTTCTCCGCGTCGGTCAGCTGATCGGCGCTTTTGCCAAGCGTGGCAGCGTACTCTTTGTATGCGCGCTCCTCCTGGACGATGATGCCGAGGTTATCGAGGATCATCTTGCTGCCCCGGCCAACGGCGAGAGCGATGTCGTCGAACGATTTCGAGACGCTTTGCCCTGTGACGCGGGAGGAGGCCCGGGCGATCTCCATGAGCCGGGAGAGCTTGTCGGCCGGGATACCGAGGAGCATGGCCGTGCCGGCTTTTTCGATCAGCTCCTTCGTGGCGATGGTTTCGCCGGAGACCCGCTGCAGGCTCTCGACTATCTGGTCCGCGGCGAAGCCGTGGGAGGCCGCCAGATTTGCGAAAGACTGCCGCTGCTGCATCCCTTCGGCGGCCTGCATGGCAAGATCCCATCCCTGCGATATCGCTACCCAGGCAGCACCAATGGCCGCCGCGGCGGCCAGCCAGTTGGCCTTGAACTTCTCCACCAGCCCTGTGCGCCGCCCGAACTGCTCCGTGTCAATCTGGACCAGCTTGTCCGCCAGGGCTTTCTCCGCTCGGGCCAGTTCATCCTGGGTAGCCATGCCGGAGGTCTTGATCCGGTTATAGGCGGATTCCGCCGCCTTGCGCTTGGCCTCGAAGGCGATGGTGGAGGTCATGCCGAGCTGGTCGAATTCGCGCTGCAGGATGCTTGCGGTCTGCTGACCGGTGCGCTGCAGCCGCCTGATCTCATCTTCGGCCTTGGCGGCGCTGGCTGATATGAGGAATCTAACGTCCTTCGCCATCGGGCTTGTGCTCCTTCAGGGTGTCCTCAATGAGGGCCAAGAGCTCCAGATCATCGAGGGTGGCGCCGAACAGCCGGCAGACGGTGCCGGCATCGACAGTGGGGTGGAGCCTCACCAGGAGACCCCGCAGTTCCAGCGCCCGCCGGCCGGCCGGCAGGAGCGGGGGGATCAGGCATTCCCGCCCAGCCTCGCAATCGGGCGTTACTCCGTCGGTGTCGAGGGCCTCCCGGCACGCCTCGCAGCTTACGCCGGGATAGTCCCGGATGGCTGCGAGGTGGTTGAGGAGTTTTTTCTTTCCGCCTCCTTTTCGGCCGCCAGCATCCGTTCCAGCGACAGGGGGGCGTCCATGACGAGGAGCCGGAACTCGGTGCACTCTTCGACCAGGTAGTCGATGTTTTCCGGGGTGCAGGGGAACGGGGCTTCGCCGTCGGAGATGCCCCTCCAGTCAAGGACCACGGCACGGGCCAGGAGTGAACGGAACTGCTGTTCGTCCCGTTCCTCGCGGCGGGTGCGCGTGACCGGATCAGACCTCACTTCGGTGGCCTGCCTCGAAATGGCGTCAAATTCCCGCTGGGTGACGTGCCGGGCGAGGACTTCAACCCCATCCATCATGGGGAGCCATACTTTCAGATCGTTGTTCTTGAGCCTGCGTATGTCCATCAATGACTCCTTATCGCTTCGTTTTCCCCGGTCCCTGATTCCCGGCCCATGGTCCCCGCTTAATTAAGCCAGCGGGTTGGTGCTGCGCTTGTTGGTGCCGCTGAGCCAGAACGGGTCGGTGATGCCGGTCATCCCAGTGGGGGCGGTGGCGGCGGGGAGCACGAGGAATTCCACCGGCTCCTTGATGATTCCAGCTTCGTCCACCACATCGACGCTCTTCAGCATCAGGTGCGGCAGCTGAATCTTGAACATCCGGTAGGCGGTGCCTCCGATGAGCTGGCCGGTAAAGGTGATGTCCATCTTTTTCCTGACGTCGTTGCCCAGGTCGTTGAGCCGGGTGACTGAGGTGTGCCGGGGGAACTGGAGCTTCAGGGTTATTTCGGGGCTGCCGTCGTTGGTGGGCTCGTCGATGACGTCCTGGGCATTGCCGGCAAAGGATGTCTTGTATTGCCCGTAGACCCCGGCCAGCTTGCGCTTGGCGGTGAGCTCGAAGGAGCTGGGGGCGATGACGTCGCCGCTGCCGAGGGCCGCTCCTGATTGGTCGTTCATCCGGAAGACCCCTTGCCCGAAGTTGATCCGGTTGCCGGTTTCGGGGATAGTGACGCTGTTGAAGGTAACGGTGGTGTTGGTGGTGGAGTTGGTGACCACGTCGTTGCCGATGCAGTTGGCGATGAGCTGCAGCGGCTTGCCGGTCTCTCCCTTAATGGTGATGCCGGCGACCTTCAGCGACGGAGTTTCGGCGATGTAGTTCTTCATGTGCTTGGCGAAGGTGGCGAAGAGCCCGTCGGTGTTCACGGCCCACTTGTAGATGTAGTCGTAGGCGCTGGCAAAGCCGGGGTTCACGGTGGGGGCTCCGGCCACGCCCATGAAGAGGGCCAGAAGCAGATCGCACCCATCGTAACGGAGGTAAAGGGGGAGATCACCTTCTACCTTGACGGCGCCGGGGGTGGCTCCAGCAATGAAGAACTGCCCCAGGGAGTCGTCAATCTCGACGGCGGCATCGCGCTTGATGCCGGTGGGCAGCGCAAGGAAGCCGTCGTTGGCTCCGCACGCCACCGGCGTGTTCCAGGTGGTCGCTTTCTTGAGGGCGAATTTCAGTTCACTTCCTGCTACTCCTGCGGGCATGGTTATTTCCCTCCCTTCTGTCGTTTCGGTTCAGGCGGCTGTTCCCAAGGGGCGAGCCAGTCGGACGCGGGGCGCTCGAAGAGCTCTTCGGACCACTCGCATTCATCCATGGTGTATTCGTGCCCCTCCACGATTTCGGCCCGCAGGCCGGGGTGATAGCCGGCGGTAATCTTTGCTCTGACGGTAATGTTCGCCATTGTCGGGCTCCTTTTACTGCTTGCAGCGTTCGGCCGCCTCCAGGAGTGTGGCGGCGGCCGAATCCGTGAGAAGCCAGCCCGCGAAAGGGGCCGGCTCACCTGGTCTGAGTTTTGCCGTCCTGGATTCCGGCAGCACGACGGTCTGCTTCGGCCCGGAGCAGGCGGTCAACACGGGCAGAAACAGCATCGGTATCGCCATCCACCAGAGCAGTACGGCCTTGCTGTATTGCCGCATTGCCTGCCTCCTGTTCCCGTTTCGCCTTCGCACCGGCGGAGTAGTAATCGCGGAGCCAGAGGGAGACGATTCCACCGAGGCCCGCGATTATCTGGAGGATGACAGCTATCATGGGTGGTCGGCGGTAAAAACGGCCACTAGCCCCCCGACGGCGGCGCCGGCAGCGGCTATGGCTTCGGTCTGCTCGGGGGTAAGGGCCACGCCGGCGGCGGTCACGATGGCGATGATGCCGAGCCAGGTGCTGCGCTCCTTGAGGCGGTCGGTAATGTATTTCAGCATTCGCGGGTCTCCTTTGTCGGTAGATGTTACGCTCTGGCCAGCCAGCCGGCCAAGAACTGAGCCTGGGACGGATCGTGCCGGGCGAGGGAGCGGTAGTATTCGCGGGCCTTCTCCCGGGCTTCTTCCAGGAGTCTGGCGGGCTCGGGATGGCTGTTGACCGCCCGGATGGTCTGGGGGCCGATAAGGCCGTCCACTGTTACAGCGAGGGCCTCCTGCAGCCAGCGGTGCGCCCGGCTCTTGCCGCCCGAGAGCCCCATGTTGACCCCCTTGTCGAAGAGCCAGACGGCCAGGGGCTCATAGGACAGACTATCGTAGGCGGCGAGCCAGAAGTTTTTCCAGTAGAAGATCTCAACCAGGTATTGCAGCCCCGAGTGATCGGCGAGACGCTTGCTGAGATCGGCGGCGTAGGTCTTGTACCCTGGGCACCCGAACCGGGGAGCGGTGGCGCGGTAGTCCCCCTTGATGACGTCGACGATGGCCCACCCCGGCCACGAGGCCCAGAATTTGCGGGCAATGCCCTTGTAGGTCTCGCCCCCGTGATCGGCGGGGTTATCGGCCCATCCCCCCTCGCGGCCCATGACGGCGGTGAAGGCCCGTTGAAAGCGCTGGCTCATCCCTTTTCCTGATTGCGGCATGCGTGGCATTCCCTCCCTTTGCCGTGGTGCCCGTATTGTCGCCGGACGGGGCAGTTCCAGCTCATAGGCCGGGCCGCTCCGCAGGGTCGTAGTAACGCCGGCCGCCGCTGCAGAGGGCGCCGGTGTCGCGGACGCCCTCGCAGCGCCCCTCGAGGGCGGATAATCTTTTCTCGTGGTCGTCGTGCTTGTCGAAGAGTTTCTGGATCAGGGTTTTCAGCTCCTCCACGGCATCCTTGAACCCGGCGAGGATTCCCTTGACGGACCAGAGGAAGTATCCCCCCAGCAGGGTAATGGCACCGCCGAAGAGCACGATGACGATAATCAAAAACCAGCCGGGAACACCATGCAGCAGTTCCGTCATTACATTTCCCCCCAGGCAGTGACATAGAAGATGGTGAAATCAGCGGAAACGTAGCTCCAGTACCCGTCCGCGCCGGAGTGTACCGCTGCGGCGGCCCTGTATCCCTGCAACTCCTCCACGAGCCCGCCGAAGTCGCCGGCGGCGGCAAGGGCTTTGCGGAGATCTCCCTTCAGCGCCTGTCCCTGCGCGCCCCGTTCATCGTCGAGGATGTAGGCCTCGATCCGGACGGGAAGAAAATTGTTCTGCTCCCCAAGGGAGGGAGGGACGTCGCCTTCGTAGCCGCTCGACAGCTCCCCCGGGAAATAGATGATGCAGGGGTAGAGGGCCGCTTCCGGGGCGGCCTCGTATTCGAGGTTTCTGTATACGTTCGCCCCGGCGTCGGTCTGGCAACCGCCGGCAATCAGGATGCCCCGCAGCGCGGTTTCGAGGCGGGTCAGGATGTCCAGCTCTTTGCTCATAGGCGGCTATGCCTTCCGTAATGCTAACTTCACGAAGCCGGAGCCGTCCTGCTCCGGCAGGGGGCGAGCCGAGTAGCTGAGGCTGTTAATCTCGAAAACGTATTTAGCGGACCGGTCCAAGGCGGAATAGCTCGCCTCGTCAATCTGCATAGTCAGCACGGAAGAGCCGAGCTCCGCCTCGCCCGGGGACGATACGACAACCTCGTATTGTGTAATCCCCCTTATGGTGGTGACCAGCGCTCCGTTGAGCCTGACCGGGATGTCCCGGCCGAATTCCTCGAGCAAGAGCGCCCGGTCTTCCGTGGTGAACATGGGTTACCCCCCCTTGCCGGCGGCCTTGGCCGAGCCGGGCCGCCGCTGCTCGAGGAGGGCAAGAGCCTCTACAGTGGCCTCTTCCGCCCGGTTGCTGCCGATGAGCAGCCGGGCTGTCTCTGCGTCGAGGGCTTTTACCGTGCCCTTTTCGACGTGCTTCCCGGCGATGAGGATGCTTTCGGTGATGATGACATTCATGCCTGCTCCTTTTGGCTATGGTGCCCCGGGGGCGATGCCCCCGGGGAAGAACGCCGGATCAGAAGCCGGTAGTGAGGGCATCGACCATGGCGGCGAACGATGCCGGATGCCGGACGGCGATGTCGCACATCATGAGGGAGGTGACCTCGATGAGCCCCTGTTTCTTCTTGGCGTAGGGATCGGCGATGATCTCCATGACGCCGAACTCCCCAATCAGGAGGTCGTTCCAGTTGCCGAAGATGATGGCGGAACAGACGGCACCCGAAGTCCCCTTGACCAGGTTGGACGGCACTTGGGTAGTGGCGCCGGCCCGGTAGCCGTTGACCATGCCGAAGCCGTCGGGACCGTCGGTCCATATTGGCGTATCCACACCAGTGAAGCGCGGGGTGGTCTTGAGGATGCCGCGGGCCTTGGTGGTGGTGAGATACCCCAGGGCACCGACATCGGCATTGGCGGTGGCAACGGCCGCCTCCAGGGCCACCATGTTCGCGTAGGTGGGGAGGGCGCCGTTGGCGCCGCCGGCCACGGAGCCGATACCCGAGGTACTGAGGATGCCCCGGGGCTGGTTGGCGGAGCCGGTGCCGGCAATGGCGGCGGCGTCGAGCCCCAGCGCCCCGGCGGCGGTCAGGTCGTTGCGGACGAAGTTTTCCACGTCGATCGACGACTGCTGCAGCAGCTGCCGGCTGTACTGGGTCGTGGCCTGGGCTGTTTTCGGGGTAAGTATGACCTGGTCCAGGGTGGCATTGGACTCAGCGACATCGCTGCCGGGATTTTCACCTGTCCAGTAGAGGGTCGCCGATCCGGTCTGCCGGGGGAATGCCACGCTGCTGGTCAGGCCGGAGAGGACCTGTGCCCCCAGCTGGCGAACCAGCATTTTGGCGCGGAGCAGCTCTATCATGTCCCGCACTTCGGTGGCGACGGAGTAGCCAGCACCGGCGCCGGACGTCGACGTGGTGAGCGGCGCCCGCTGGCTTGCCCGCAGCTGCATGGGCACATACAGCCCCTTGGTGGCGCGGCCATTGAGCTTGCGCACGATCTCCTGATGGATATCGTACTCGATGCCGCTCATATCGCGGAGACCGGCGGCCATGGAGATGGCGCGAAGTACCGAATATTCATTCTGTTCCCGCTCATTGAAGGTGAAGGCCACCGGCTGGGGGGCCTCAACTCCGCGGGCACCCATCTTGTCGAGGACCGCCTGGGAGAATTCGGCCACGCTACGGCCGTTTTCGATGAACTGGGTCTCCAGCTCTTCGACGCCGGAGACTTTCCCCCGGAACGGGGCGGCCATGGCCTGAATCTCCTGAATCCGCTTGCGCTCGGCTGCACGCTCCTGGTCAGGGGCGAAGGTTACTGTTGCCGGCGGGCCGCCGGCCGCGTGGGAGCGCCCGCAGGTGCACTCAGCCATCGGTTTGCCGCATTTTTCGCAATTCATAACTTTGTTACCTCCTTGGTTTTGTTCGATGGGTTCGGTGTCGGGGACTGCTGCATATATTTCGATTTCGCGGGGAGCAAAGTCACGGGAGCGCCCAACGCCTACAGAGATGTCGGCCGGCATAGAGACGATGGATATTTCCAGCGGTTCCCAATCCACGGCCCGCAGGACGTCCTGGGCACCGTTCCTTCCTTCTTCTTCCAGTACGTAGCGGTAGACCTCATAGGCGAATGAGACGTTCCGACGGATGTCGTCCAGGACATCCCGGAACACTTCCTCGCCCCGCTCTGACCGGCTGAAGCGGACTATGGCGCGACCCTTGCGGGCGGATTCATCGATCCAGGCCCGCTCAACAACACCGACCTGATCGCCATTGTGGTCGACCAAGACCGGCCCGCCGGTGTTGATCCTGTCGAGGCGCACCTCGCCCGGGCCATGCCCCAGAACTTCGATCCCGAACCAACGGACCACGTCGCGGGTCTCCGAGGAAAAGGAGAGCTCCACTGTGCGGGCCTCCTCGTTGGCGGTGGCTCGGTCGAAACGGAATGTGCGCAGTTGCGGTCCCTGGGTCTTGACTGTTCTGGCAAGTTTTCTAAGCGGTGATGGCAATGCTCTCCCCTCCTTTCTGCGTAGTGCCGAGAGTTACCCCGTAGGTTGTTTCCAGCTGCATTTCCTGCTGCTTCTCCTGATAGAGGTCCTCAATGTCCTCCCCCTTTTCCGAAACGATGGATGTGGCGGTGGTGAGCCCGGCATCCATCTCCTTGATTTTGGCGGTGACATCCTTGAGGGGGTCGATCCAGTCCCAGCGCCGGGGCTTCCATGTGGCGCCATCCCCGTAGCGCGGCATATCCGACGGCGGGATCTGGCAGTTGCCGGTCAGGACCGCATAGGGGAGCCACTCCCGGAACACGTCCTCGAGGAGCCACTCGCACAACCAGGTCTGGATGGTCTTGAACACGTCGCGGTCCTCCAGGGTGCCCCCACGCTGGGAACCGTAGTTGGCGTCGCCCCGGTCGTTGCACAGGGAATGATAGGACAGCATGAAACCGCTGGCCACGGCCCGAAGCATGCGGGACATGAACGGATCATAGTTGCCGGCGGGGTGCTGAGGATCCCACGCCTTGAATTTGTACCCCGGGGGGAGCTTCTCAATGGTGAAGGGGTCGAACTCCGACAAGAGCTCTTCGGCGGTCTCGCCATCCTCTCCTACGTATTCCTCGGGATCGGCGGCCGGGTCAACCTCATAGAATCCCATCTTGGCGGCGGCGCCGTAGGCGGCGGTGACTTCGGCCTCCTCGTACTTGTCGATCTTGCGCAGCCGGCTCATGGCCGCGTGCCCCCAGGGGAAGCCCCTGGACTGCCGCACGAATTCGGGAGCATAGAGGTGGATGATCTCCTCTGCCGGAATCCGCTCGTGGGTACCGACGGTGTAGCCGTAGAGGTAATCGCCGGGGTGGTTCTTCAGTATCCAGTAGGCCACGGGGGCATCCCAGGAGTCAAACTCGACGCCCATGCGGATCTTGTTGCCGTTGGCAAGGACGGTGTTCAGATTCTCGTCGACCAGGTCCGCCTCCAGGAGCTGGAGGGCGAAGCGGAACGCATTTGGGAAGCCCTTGACCTTACGAATGAAGACTTCGCCGTCGCGGGCCGTGGTCTCCAGGGCGATTTTCAGCAGGTCGATAAAGGAGAGCTTGCGGGTGACGTCGCAGCTGCCCCGATTGCACCACTTCTTCCACGCCTTTTCGACCGCCCGGTTGCCGACGGTATCGAGCCGCCCATCGGCCGCCAAGGCCTTTACCTGCAAGGCAATGCCGGCATGACCGATGACGTTGGATTTCAGGAGACCATAGAACCGCTTTGCGTACTCGTTGTTGTAGAACTGCTCGCGGCTGCGGTTGCGCATCCGGCGCAGGCCGAGCCGCAGGGCAGAATCAACGTTGTAGCCCGAGGGGTTCCAGGACTCGGAGAGGCGATCCGCAGTGCCGGCCTTGAACATGCGGACACCGGACGATTTAGGCATGATGGCGGCGCGCGCGGTCCGCGCGACGGCTGCGGCCTGTCGGTCCAATGCTGCCGGGTGAATCTTGCGGGCAAGCCAGCTGAGCATGGTCACATCCTGTACTTGATGGTCCGGCCGGTTCTGCGGCCCGCCTTGGCTGCGGCCCGGCGCCGTTCGGCCTGTACTTCGTTGCGGTACTGCTGCCGGAGCTGGATCAGTTCGGCCACGGTCATCTTGACGATCCGCTTGCCGTCAAAGGTGAGTTCCTGGTCTCCCCGGGTGGCCCGACCTTCAATGACGCGCTCGATTGCTTCGAGGACCTTCTCGGCATGGGAGCGGCCGTCGTAGCCGACGGTGGCCGCGACCAGGTCGGGAGCAATCTTGATGCGGCCGGTGTAGCGGGTGACGCGGGTGCCATCACTTTTTTCGTAATAGCCGGCCCAGGAGTAGGCGCCGGGGGCAAAGTCCTTGCTGGCGCTGCCGGGGATGTCGATGATGTGGGAATCGCCGTCGGGAGTGGACACCAGATTGATGGCCGCTGGACCACGGAGGGCGTATTTCAGGGTCCAGCCGTCAGCAGGCAGATAGTCCGCGTCGTAACGCGTCCAGGTGATATGATCCCCCGCCGTGATTTCCGATGGCTCGTTCATCATGGGGGGGGATTGTGGAGATAAAATCTGTTTGTTTCCAGACCGCAACCCGACGCAAACCGACGCAAACCGATGAAAAATTTTTAATGTTGCATTTTTTGCTTTACGCTATATCTTTTTTGATATATCTTTGTCGCCATGAACGGCAAGGAGATCATCAAGCGGTTGGAGCGGGAGGGGTGGCGGCTGGCCCGGGTCGAGGGGAGCCACCACATCATGGAGAAGGAGGGGACGCCCCGGTGCGTGCCGGTGCCGGTGCACGGGACGAAGGACGTGGGAATCGGCCTCATGAAGGCGATAGAGCGGCAGACTGGAGTGAAGCTGAAATGAAAATAGAATATCCGTACACCATGGAGCCCCAGGAAGGCGGCGGCTATTTCGTGCAGTTCGTCGATTTCGAGGAGGCGTTCACTGAAGGGGCTACCCCGGAGGAGGCGGCGTTCAATGCGGCCGAGGTGCTTTCGGGCATCATCGGATACCGCCTCGGCAAGGGGCAGGAGCTCCCCGCGCCATCGGCGACCGGCGGGGAGAACATCCGCTACGCCGCGCCGAGCGCCGCGATCCAGAGCGCCATGCTGGTGCACCTGGCCAGGGAGGAGCAGCACCGAAGCCTGGCCGACCTGGCACGGGCGCTCGGCACATCATGGCCGGCAGTGGCCCGGCTGGAGAACCCACACCACTGGCCAAGCCTGCGGCAGCTTGAGCGGGCGGCGGCGGTACTGGGAAAGCGGCTGATCCTCTCCCTCGAGTAAAGAAAAGGCGGGTACCCCCGCCTTTTCTTTATTCCGCCCATTTTTCCTTTGGCACCACCCCGCCCCTGATGTAGTCCCACACGGAGCAGGCCAGTATCCGTGTCCCCCGACCGCCCGGCGCCCTATTGGGGTTATGGGCCAGCAGCAGCCCCTCAGAGAGGCGCTCGTAAAGGGCGTCCTTCTTCAGCCCGGTGATCTCTTCCACCTCCCGGAAGCTGAAGAATGTCTTGTTGCCGTAGCGCGCTTTCAGATCTTCGATGTGCCGCTCCAGTGTCTCCATCTTCCCTCCCTATCCCTTCAGTTTTGATGCATAGCCGGTCTTGCGCTTGCGGATGGCTTTTCTTTTCCTGCCGGCGGCACTGGGCTGGGGCGCCGCCTCTTCTTCTCCCAGGGTAGCTCGGGCCTGCGCTCCCAGGTTCGCCTCCAGCTTATCCCAGTTCGGATTGAGGTACGACACCACGGCATAGTTGTAGACCGTGAGGTCGAGATCCTCGTTTCTGGCTCCGGCGCTCTTTTTGACCCAATAGCGCCGCTTCTTGCCGTGCTTGTCCCGCTGGTCAAGGGGCCGCTCGGAACAGAGCTGCTGAAACGCTTCAAAGGGCAGATCAACGGGAAAGTGCATGAAGCCGGGACCGGGGTCTTCTTTTTTCATCCAGGCGTGCAGATCGTTTTTGGCGGCGACGGTGCCGACAAAGAGCAGCGGCACCTGGCGGCGCTGCTTGCGGCTGGGCATGGACCAGCGGCAAAGGGGAGCGTCGGAGTCTGAGGCCCCCTTGATGCCGTAGACCCGCCGTCCCAGGCGGCAGCGAAGGAACCGATAGGCGGCCTGGGTATGGTGGCCGCCGGTGTCTACGGCTACGGTGGCGATGCGCAGCCGGGCGCCGGATTCGTGGAGCCAGTCGCGCAGCAGGTATTCGTCGAGCTGTTCCCACACGGCGTCTTCGGCCGGAGAACCGGGGATGAGGTGCTTGCTGATGGTCCAGTTCTCGAATCCCCGTGCCCAGGCCATGACCTTGACCTCCAGGCGGTTATCCTGGATGTCTACGGCGGCGGTGAGGAGACAGGCCCGGGCCGGGACACGCCACGGGGCGCCGTCGGGCCACCACTGATAGCGGCGCCGGAAGAGCTCTTCAGCGGCGGTGATTTCGTCGGCAGCGACGCCGGAGAAGGGGAGTCCGGCCCGGTTGTTGTACCAGGCCCGCAGGGCCTCGGGGCTGTCCTTGGCCTCCAGATGCTCGGCGATAATGGTGGAGATGGAGACAAAAGGAGAAAGCCATGAGGGAAAGTGGAAACCGACGGCGTAGGGGCGGGCGACAGGGGTGCGGGGCCGCCATTCTCCGGCGGCGACGGCACGGTTGCGCTTGAGGTCGTCCCAGCGGCTGTCACAGTGCTCGCACTGGTACCAGCCGAGACGGTCGCGGCGGATGGCCCGGGGGTCAGCGGCGGTGCCGCCGTCAAGGGTCTGCTGCCCCGGCCAGCGGAACTGGTCCCATGTCATGATCTGACCGCCCCCGCAGTCGGGGCAGTAGGCGATATAGTCATGGATGACGTCGCACTCTTCCATGGCTTTGGAGATGGGGCCGTCTTCCTCGCCGGGAGAGGATATCTTGATGAGTTTTTTCCCCAGATCTTCGTAGGTATTGGTGCGTCCTTCGGCCTCTTTGGCGTTGACGATGCTCTTGTATTTGTCGAGCTCGTCCAGGATGACAATCCGGTAGGAGTCGGAGGCAAGGGACACCTGGGAGGTAGACCAGCCGATCTCAATGGTGAAGCCGGTTTGCAGCCGGATACTGTAGATGGTGGTATCGTCGGGGTTGGGGCTCTTGATGGCGGCCAGGCTCGCGGAGTCTTCTATCATGGGGATGATCCGCTTTCTGGCGTGCTTCTTGACGCTCTTCTCATCGGCGAGGACTACGAGGGCGTTATCTGCGCCGGTGGAGTAGTCGGCTTCGCGGCCCAAAAAGTTGTAGATGCCGTCACTGCCGCCGGTCTGTATTCCTTTCATGAGGACAAGGACCCGCACCCATGGCTGACACAGGGCGTCCATGACGCCGGCCATGGCGGGGTTGCGGTGGTTGCGCCAGGGGCCGGGCTTGGGGCCTTTTCTCAGGACGCGATTTTGTTCGGCCCACCGGGAGGTGGGGAGCTGCTCGCGCTTTTTGAGGATACGGATCTCAGCAGGGCGAAGGGCATAGATCATGGGGTGGACGCCTCAAGGGGGTCTGGTATCGCAATACGGGTGAAGGCGTCGAACATGTCGGCCAGGAATTCCAGGTCGTGGTGCACGTATTCGGGCAACCGGGCAGTCAGGTCGCTTTTGAGGCGGTCGGGCATGTCGGGGTGGCCAAGGATGTCGGAGAGGATCGACTGGACGCGCTCATGGCTCCCGGCCTCCAGGTGGCGCCGGAAGGCGGCCAGCACTGCGGCGTCGCGCTGTTCCTCCTCGCTTTTCAGGAGGTAGAGCCCGGCCTTGCGGTTGTTCTCGTCGCGCAGCTTGCGCAGGGTCTCCCGCTTGATCTCCTCATGGATGTCACAGTCCACAGAGACGTCGCCCCCGCCCCGCTTCTCCAGGTGGGCACGGGCGTAGGCCATGAGGGCCTTGTGATCGATATTGGTGATCCGGCCCCGGCGGTCCTTATCGCAGCCGAGCAGGCCCTGCCTGATGTGGTTGGCGAGGGTGCGGTCGGTGAGGGTGAACCCTTGCTCGACCAGATAGCGATGTGCTTCGGCGATGGTCTTGAACATTTTTATCCCGTTTCCCCGCGCATCCGCACGCTCTCTCTGTCCGCCGCGCTCGCGGCGTGCGACATGCGCGCGTGGTGCAGTCTCATCAGGTGGTTCCAGGCCGCCTCGGCCTCTTCGTAACAGCCGGTTTCCTCATCGACGGACAGGGGATCGGCCTGCGCCTTGACGGCGTGGCGCATGGCGGCGGCGAAGAAACGCCGGCTGCCGTTGTCGAAGGGCTTCAGACAGTTGCGGTAACCATATTTGCGCTCCCCGGCGACAAAGACCGCCACCAGGGGTTCCAGGACCTCCAGGGGAATGGCGGACCAGTCCAATTTGCCGGTGTCGTGTTTGGTGCCTGTTTCGCTCATTTGCTCCTCCAGTAGCAGGTGCCGGGCTTTCTCGGCTCGGGCGTCGGGGCTGCGGGACCGATGTCGTCGATGCGCGCGCCAGGGAAGATCTCCTTCACGTCCAGAAATCTGGCGGCGTCTTCGGGTGTGGCGCCGGAGCGCTTGACAACGGCCACCTCCCGGCTGTCCAGGACAATGGCCCCATCTCTCGCCAGGCGGGCATAAGCGGCGGGATCATCGGTTATGTGGACTACCCGGCCGTCCTGTGCCCGGATAATATGGACCACCGATTCCGGGGGCGCCGCCGGGGCCTCTACCGGCACGGGGGGGGAGCGCTCCGGCCCGCGCGATGACGGAAGGGTCAGGGCCGGGGGGAGTCCGGCGGCTACCCACTGTCGGATGTCGCACCCGGCCCGGAAGGCGTCGCCGGGATCCTTGCCGACGGGGACGGGCCAGCGATCGGCCTGGGGGTAGTGCCGCTGCCACCAGACGGCGGCAGCGGCCCCGGCATCATCACTGTCGAGGGCGACGAGTATGGCGAGGGCCTCACCGAGTCGGGCGTGGGCGGCGCCGTCGGGCTTGGCGGTGCTGTTGCCCTGGGAGACGGCCCCAACGATGTCGCCGGCCAGGTGGTGTATGAGGATGGCATCTAACTCGGACTCCACCACGACGTAAGCCCGCGCGGCGGTGCCCAAAACCATGGGGCCAGTGCCGGAGCCGGGGACGAGGTAGTAGCGGGGGTCTCCCTCGGGGCGCCGGATGCGCACCCGGTGCAATTCCCGGTCTTCGGTCCCCGGCCCCTGGTCCCGATAACAGGGGATGACGAGGCCGATGGGGAGCCAGAGCTTTTTGGCCGTGCCGTCCGCCTTGAGGACGGTGTCGAGCCCCCAGGCTTCGCGGGCACGGTAGAGGTCTTTGCCCTTTTCGCCGGGGTTCCAGCCGAGGCGGTATTTTTTGACGGCCGCGAGATCAAGCCCCCGGGCGGCGCACCAGGCGAGCTGTTCGGGGCTCTCCAGGAGACGCTGGTGAGCCCAGGCAACGAGTTTTTCGGCCTGCGTCCGCCAGGGATCGGGGGGAGGGGCTGTTTCGCGGGGCCGCCAGGAGTCGGGGGCGGGTGTGCGGACCCGCGGGGTCCGCCCCTCCTGCTGCTCGGGGAGCTCCCGGCCCAGGGCCTTGCAGGCATCGGGGAAGCTCATTCCCTCAAAGTCGATGAGGTACTGGATGGCGTCTCCCCCCTTGCCGCACTTGCGGCACCACCAGGAGCCGCAGTCCCCCTGTCCGGGCCAGATATGGAAGCGGTCGGTGCCGCCGCACCCCGGACACGGGCCATGGTACTCGCCCCCCTTGACGGAGGAGACCCGCTTGTACTGGCGGCCGGATGTAGAGGCGATGTCGAGGAGGTTCATGGTTATTTCCCTGCGGCGGCTGCGGACTGCGCTCCGCAAGCCGGTGCGCTTGGCCCGTTATCTATGATCACCCCTGCCAAGGGAGTAAATCCCCCGGAGGATCGGAGGATGAGAAAAACGTTTTCTCGTTAATCCTCCGCGCCGCAACTTATTATATATATTCTTTTTTTTACGTGACTCCGGAGGATTGGAGGATATAAGTAAGTATCTTCTTCAGGCAATTGGTTGCAGTATTCCTGTAAAAAATTGTCTGCGGTAATCCTCCAATCCTCCGGATACAACTTTTTGCGGCGCTATTTCGGTATGTTATGCCCGGATAATGATTCCGGAACATCGCCCCCTCGTCCCATCAATCCTCCGCCCGCCTGCTCGATATGGATATGTGAACCGGCCCCGCCCCCCTACAGGGGAAACCCGGCCAGATGATCTTCCGCTCATGTCTCGTACTGGCTCTTGAGCCTGATGCCGAAATACTGGATCAGGCCGAAGTTGTCCTTGTCCTTGAGAAAGCCCTTTTTACCCATGATGTCGCCGAATTTCTTCTGGCTGACGGGCTTGTTGCCGATGTTGTTCTCGTACCAGGCCCTGAAGGCCTTATAGAGGGCGGTGGCCCCAGCGGCGTCACGGCTCTTGACTGGGATCTCGTCGCGGTCATCAATGACGCAGCATTCGTCGATGAATTGCCCGACATTGTCTTCATTGCGCTGGTAGTCGGAAGTGTACTGCTTGACTATGGCCGGCGGGGAGAGCCCGTCCCGCTGCCATTCAAGACAGCCCCGCACCAGCCAGGCGAGGATGCCGGAGGCTTCGGCGGATAGTTTGCGCAGCAGATCACCGTCGCGCTTTTTCTCGTAGGGTTCCCGTGGCTCTTCGACGAACGACCAGTTGAAATTGACGACCTTCATTCGGGTCCAGAACGGCCGGTCGTCGGCAGAGGCCCGGGGGAGGTAGTTGGTGAGGAGCCACAGGACGTGCGAGGGGGTGAAGGACGTGGGGTGTTTGTCGTGCGGGTTGCGGCCGGTGAGGGTGTCGCCGCCGGTGAACCATTTGACCTTGGAGGTGGAGAAGCGCTCCCCCTCATTGGTCTCGGAGGCAAAGGCGATCCGCAGCCCCTTGAGGGCCATGATGTCAGGGGTGGGACCGGAACTGGATTTCGTCCGCCCCTGGTCGAGGAGCATCTCGGAGGCGACGGGAGCGGCCAAGGGGCCAAGGATGTACTGTAGGGTTTCCACGATGGTCCCCTTGCCGTTCTGGCCGTGTTCGCCGTAGAGCAACAAGAACAGGCGCTCGATGTTGAGTCCGGTGATGCTGTAGCCGGCGGCGCGACGCAAAAATGCGATGATCTCGTCAGCATGAGGCCCCTCGAAAATATCGCGCAGGGCGGCATCCCATACTGGCGCCGGGCAGTCAATCCCCCTCCATTCGTGGGGCACGGCCCTGAGGAGGTAGTCCTCGGGCCGTCCTGGACGCATCTTTCCGGTACGCAGATCTACGACGCCGTTGCGGCACGCCAGCAGCCACGGGTTGGTGTCGATCTCGTCTCCCTTGATGGCCAAGGGGTCTTTCACACGATGGCTATACAGCAGGCAATTCCCGGCACCGGCGATGGAGCGCAGCTTCTTGACCCGCTTGTAATAGCTGGCCTGGAGCTCGGAAAGCTGCTTGGCTTCATCGTATTTATCGGCAGTCCGGGCAGTGTCAATGTCATCCTTCAAGAGGTGGCCGGCTTCCAGATACTGGAGCGCCACGTCCTCCACCCCGGCAAAGGCCTGCTCCATGACGTCCACGGCCCAATGGTGCCCTTGCCACATGAGCCACTGTCCCGTGGTTTTGTTGAAGAGGAATTTCCCCCGATGAAGGGCCGCATAGAGAGTGCCGTCGCCAAGCTCGTTGGCTAGCAGGCACTGCTTGACGAGCCGCGGGGTTATGACTGGCGTCTCCGGCTTCGCCTTCTCGGCGAGCAAAGCCTCTTCCGCCTTCTTCCGCGCCTCTACCGCCGCCCTGATATCTACGATCTTGTCGTCCAGGGGATCAGACATTGGGGCAACCCCCGTCCGTTAGCTTGGCGTCCCATGTCCGGACCGTCTTAGGGTTCATGCCGAGCATCTTGGCCCGCTCGGCAACGGTGAACCGCTCCCTGGTGAGCAGCAGGATAAAGAGCTCCCGGGGCTCCAGCGTGGTGTTGGCCAGGATAGTGCCGGATGTGGACGTGTGCATGTGACCGCACGATGTGCAACGGATGCGCTCGCGCTGATACCAGCGCTCCAGCCGCGTCTCGTCGTTGTAGCCGGTGCCGCATTTCGGACACTTCGGACCGCCGGGGTTCAGCCGGTCAATGATCCACCGCCCGACGTGATGCCACGATAGGGAGTCAGCGCAGAATGCAGCGGCTACCGCCTCGGATGTAAGCGGTTGAAGTTGCGACATATGCCCTCCTGCGAAAAGCCGAAATCAAAAAAAATCTTATTCGTAGTCAGTTCCCGCGCGCTCGCTCGCCCGCATGGGGTACCCCCAGCGGGAAGGACCCGCGCGCGCTGAACGTTGAGGCGGTCAACGCGCACCCCGATTGAGGTAGAACTCCAGCTCGTGCCGGAACACCCGCTCCAGGTCCTCGTCGATCTTGCGGACGATGGCGTCGTTGATATCCACTCGGTTGAACATGGACGCTACAGAGACGGCGCTCTTGATCAGGACGGGGTAACGGCTCGTGCTGGTACGGGTGAGGATACCGAGGTGGCCACTCGCGAAGCGCTGCATAAACGCGCTCTTTAACCGCGTGCGCTCCCCCTTGATGACTTCCACTTCCACGCCCTGGAACTTGCCGGCGCGCTTCCTGGTGGTCACCTTGGCCCTGGTGATGACGCTGGCCCCACGAAACTGCCGAGCGTTGAAATACGAGAGCGATACCGACTTGCCGCCGACCACCAGCACAGACTCCAGGTTATTGATCCGGGCCGTGAATAATTCAAGGCGCTGGTCGAGCACCGATTTCGGCACGTTGTAAACCTTGCGGATCTCCTCCGACGTGAGGCTCTTTACCGACCTCAACACCTTGGTCATGGTGCTCTTGATCGCTGCCCGCACGTCCTTGATGGTCTCCTCGGTGGCCGCATTGAGCGCATCTTCAAATCCCTGCAATACGAATCGCATCACGCAACCCCATTCTGGACGATTGGCCGGATTCTATCGTCGGGGGGGAGGGGGGAGGCGGACCGGAGAACGGCTTTCCCCTCTGCCACGCCAGCAGAGGGGAAAGCCTGCACCTCTATCACCGGCGGGCGCCCCTCAAAAACCTGGAATGCCCGTTGGAAAACCTTTACATACCGCTCCAGAGCCAGCGCCAGACCATGAACATCCTCAGCCTCTACCGCCGCATCCAGAGCCGCCTCCGCCTCATGGGCATAGCGAATGACATCGGGCCTATTCGCCCGCAGCCACTCCAGCGCCCCATCAGGATACGACGACGACAACATACAGACCGTGTCCCACACCATACGGCGAGCCGTTTCCCGATCAAACATCACCGCCCTCCCAGAAACGCCATCTTCCCATCCAGCACCGCCGAGAGAATGCACACCACATCATGGTTCACATCCTCCGACACCTCGTGCAGCCGCTCCAGCACATCCTCGTGGCCCGTGAAGTCCAGAAAAATTCCCGGTCGCCCCGACATCTCCGGCGCACCCTTCACCAGCGACAACACCCCCGGCTGCACCTTCGCGCGGCCTTTCGGCTTCGGCCGCCTGACCGGCAGCTTCCGCGTGCCCTGCTGCACCTCTTTCCAGTGGCTCCTGCACATACCGTCACAGCCGGCTATCGGATGCTTCTCACACCCTTCCACCCTGCACATCTGCCGCGCCTGCACCGCGCGCCTGGGAGGCTCCGCATTCGCCGCCTCCGCCTCCGCCGGGAAATACCCATGCAGGCTCGCCCACTCCCCGCACGTACAACCGCCGCACTTTGACTCACTGCGCGGATTGGTCTTCGCCATCTCATAGCGATTAGCACAGAACCCCGGCGTCACCCGCAGCCTCTCCTCCTTATACAGAGGGCACATCATCGGCCACCACCTTGAACACCTCCACCATCTCAGCCCCATCCGGCCGGACGGCAATCCTGTACCGCAGCCGCTCCGCGTGTAGCGGCTGGACAGCATCAATGTAAATCAGCGCATCACCCACCGACAGCACCCACCCCAGAGACTCAACCCGGAACCGGGGCACAGACACATCATCAGGCTCAACCCCAGCGGCATCCTCCCGGCGAAGCGCCAGCAGCACCAGTCCGATCGTCCCCGCCGTAAGCACTGCCATCATAACCAACGTATCCATGACATCCGTCGCCGTCACAGCGTCACTCCCTCGATCCCTCGGCACCAGCGGGGCGAGAAATCCACACACTCAACCGCCACCCCATCCACATACCTGCCCAAGAGCCACCGGCGGGAAAACTGCCCCATCTCGCGGCATCCATGGTACCTGCACATATCGCACGGCATAACCGCACCAAAAAACCGCCTCAGCGGCGGACAACATACTGGGGATACAGCTCCCCATACCACGAGCGCACAATCTCCGCCCTTTGGGCCGCCGTCAACCCCACCGGCTCCGCCGGCCGCTCCAGCTCCTCGCAGGCCGCGATTGCCAGCAGCGCCACCGCCGCCACCATCAGCAACGTAGCGATCGCCATCTCTCTCAGACTCCGGCGGCGGACATAGGCCCGCCGCACCCGCGACACAAACACCGTCATTTCCGCCCCCTTTCAAACGCTATAGGCTGCGCCGCCCGGCGGACCCGGATGGAATGCTGCTCGATCAGCTCCTCCAGCCGCCCGTCGGCCTCAGCCAGCAGCAGCCTGGCAGCCATGCGCGCCGCATCATTCGGTGCCAGCGTCATCACCATCCGGTGCAGGCCATCCATCACCCCGGACCAATATCCAGAGTGATACCTCACATCCTCCACCTGGTGCAGCAGCGACAGCGCCTCAGCAGCCTGTCCCTCCTTCACCCGGATCACATCCTCCACCAGCGCCACGAACTCCTTCGTCGTCATGCCGCCCTCCGTCGCCGCACCGGCCGCTTCTGGTTGCTCTCCTTGGTGAGGAATGCCTGCACATCGGCCACGTACACCCGCCACGGAGCGTCGGCAGAAGAGCGGAACGCCGGGATCTCCTCCCGCTGCACCCGCTCCAGGAGCCACGCCTTTTTCACATGGCAGATTTCGGCCGCCTCCGTCAGCGTCAACAGTGCCTTGGGGGGCCTCACCAGCGGTAGCACCTCCGCCAGCATCGACCGCAATTCCATCAGCTCTTTTTTCACCGCAGCCAGATCGTCCATCGTCTTACCCCGTAACCCTTTTAAATCCCTTCCCCGCTCTGGTATAACGGGAGGTGCGAAGTCACCAAAACACCAGAGGAGGAAGGAAAACTGTGTCTTTTGAAATCGCCCATGCCAAGCGCGCCATGAATGGAATCGACAACCCCCACGTACTCAAAGCCCTGGAACATATTTGCAAGTCAATCGAGGATCTCAAGGACGAAAACGAGAAGCTGAAAAACGAAATCAACGCTTTAAGGAACCAAATTCGGCCCTAAGCGCCCTGACCTGCTTCAGAAGGTACATATCATCCTGCACGGCCCGTAATGGCGACACATCAACCCTGACTGTCGCCATTACTATTTCCTTGATCTCCTCCAG